TGGATTGAAAAGCCTAGGGCTAATCCGATTCACTGCGTCAAGGATAAACCTGAACAGGTTATCGCGGCGAATTACTTGGACTCACACATGGAGGAGCTAGTGGCGCTTGGTTATGATCAAACCAAGTATGGATGGCCACTAATGACTGCGAAAGCTGAGAGGGAATCTTGTATCAAACATCTCGAACTCTACGGCCGTCGCTGTGAAAAAGTGGTTAGTCCACCTATTGCAGCGGAGACGGCTCGTTGTGTTCATTTAGTCCTAGAGATGTGTGCGTACAATGTGTACGAACCTACAATTGGATACAAGACTCCCCAACATATCGAGGCGATTATCGACTCGTCGGCTATCAAAATCAAAAAGAACTCAGGTCACCCAAATCAAGAGGCTGGCATGATGACAAATGGCGATGTCTTAAAGAAAATGACGAAGGCCGGTCTCGTGCAAGACGTACTAAATCAATGGGATCGTGCAACGGTCCTAAAATTGTTTGGTAAGTCTGAGCCCACCCCGAAGACTAAACTAGATCGAGGTATGGGACGAATGATCATGGGGTTCCCGCTCCAAGAAACGATCAAGTTAATGGCAGTATTTGGTACGCTCTCGGAAAGTATGACTACCAACTGGTTGAAATCACCGGTAAAGTATTCGTTTAATCCGGCACTACCAGGGCACATTGAACATATGCAAAAATGGTTGGGTAAATCACCCCTTATGGGAAGTGACAAATCCAATTGGGATTACATGATGTTTGAGTGGGTCTGGGAGCAGTGTAGGCAGGTGGTGTTAGGGTTGGCTAGACAACCTAGTGACATGTTGGACTGTGAGTACGAAGAGTTCTTGAAGGATGCGAGTGATTGTGTTCTTCGAGCTTGCAATGTAAAGAATTTTAGATGTTCAGATGGGACAGTCTTTGAGCCCCGAGTGAAAGGGATCATGAAGACAGGGTTCTACTTGACTATAGTTCTTAACAGTGTGAGTTAACTCCTAATACACGTTATGGTCATGATCCGTTTGGGTTACACTAACGAACAAATCTTAGCGCCTGAAAACGCGGTGATTGTTGGCGGTGACGATGTAATCCAGTGTCGGCCTGTAGACTTTGACGAAACGAAATATATTGCTGAGGCAGCCCTCATGGGTATTGAGATGGCAGCTTTTGAACACTCGGAAGATCTTAATGGTATCGAGTTTTTCAGTAATACCTTTTAAACACACGGACGGTTTTTGGACTTTTTATC